ACAAGGTAAATGGTTGGGAAATGAATTTAACTTTTGAATTAGCACAAGAAAGAAATAGGTGTCAAATACCTTTAAAATAAATAAAAATAATATATTATTAAACAAATAAAAATATGACAGATTTAGGTAAAATAATTGGTTCAGGTGGATGCGAGTTTATCGCAGCAGCAAGCGCAAAAACAAGTAAGGCTTACACAGCAGTTGTAATTAATACTGATGCAGTAATTAGTGTTTTAAGTATTGATGGTGTAAACGTATTAACTACAAAAGGTTTTAATGCAGTTACAGTTAGCGCAGGTATGTTTATACCAGCAGAAGCAGGAACTTATATTACTGCGATTACTTTAACTTCGGGAACTGCGATAGCTTATAACAATCAATAGTTATGTTAGGAATAACTACAACCAACGCACGAGTAGGTGGTTTTCGTGGTGGAATTTCGGCAGAAGCTAAAACTATTTACAATCGTATAATAGCTGATGGTGGTGTTTCAAACTTATCAAGATTAAACTTCTTTGTTAAAGGTTTAAAGGCTATCTATGGCGATTTAGCTAACGTGCCTGTTTGTTACGATGCACATTGGATTGGGTATAAATTAGGTTCAGGAACAGGAACAACGGCAGGTCAAGCAGCAGCGAAATTATATAGTTTAACAGTAGCAGGTGATGCAGTTCAAACAACAGCAGCAAGTCAGCCATTGTTATTGAGTCATAATGGAGCGAGTAGTGATAATTATTGGTATTCGCCACAAATTAATGGCAATTTTTGCACTGCTCCAAATATTACGATTCCAACTACAAGTGGATTTGAATTAGATGTAAAAGTTTCATTTACGGCTAATGATGACACAACAAATACAGTCGGTTTTTTTGTTTCACACGATACAGGAGGTTCTCCAAATAGAAATATATTTTTTGGCTTTAGTGGCTCAAGAACTTTAATACTTTATTTAAATAATCTTTTATTATCAGCAACTGCAAGCACTCAATTTCCTGCTGCATTTAATGGTTGGTTAAGAGTAAATGCAACAACAGTTAGTGCAAATATGGAAGTGAAATATTTTACATCAACTGACGGAATTACATTTACACAATTAGGAACTACAATTACTTTAGTCGGTGGTGCAAATTGCATAAAAACAACAGCTATAAAATTAGATGTTACAGGTAACAATGGTGCAAATACAACAGCAGGTAAATATTTTAGAGCAATTTTAAAAGATGCAAATGGAGTAACTCGTTCAGACTTTAATCCTGCAACATACAACGCAGCTACAAGTCAAACACAATGGACAAGTGCAACAGGTGAAATCTGGACAATAAACACAGGAACAGCAACAACAGGTTATAAAGGTGTATTGGTTGATAGAACGATAGTGCAATCTGATGGAGTTGATGATGTAATTTCAGTAGCTATAAGTGGTAATGCAATTAGAACACAATACATTGCTCATAAATCATTAGGTGCAAGTTCAGGTTCAGTCGGTGGTTTATTTTTAACAGCAGCTAATGCTCAAGCATTCTCATATAATAGCAATAAATACAATTTCTATCAGCAAGGTGCTTTTGATGGTCCTTTCGGAGCAGTAGTAATAGGCACAACAAATAGAGCATTACGAATTAGTGGGGCAGTTGGTGGCACAGGAACTAATTGGATTCCGTTTCAAAATGGAGTTGATGTAAGTAATGGTGGAGCAAATATTGGTTTAGCAACAAGTTACAACATTTTGACATTATTTTCAAGAGGCAATATAACTTCTTTTGATAATGCAATTTTCAATACTTATATAATGTCAAGTGTTGCTGATAATTTAACCATTAGAACTGCTACACAAGCATTCGCTAAAACATTAAATAATAATATCTAATGGAAGATTCAATACTATACCCACGATTCTACAAATGCAAAACACTTGCGAAGTTCAAAGAATTAGATACTAAATGCTGTGAGTTATTAGGATTACCAAATGATGAAGATACAATTGATTATGCAAATCCAATAGTAGACATAAACGGATTTAATTGGTTAGTTGTAAATACGGATGTATCAAGTTTATTTACTGAATCAGAGATTTTGGCAATGGTGCAATATGAAGATTTAATTTTACCAACAGTTAATCCGTAATGAAAAAAAACTTTTTACTCATTATTGAAAATGGTTTTGCTTGGAGTGGTGTAATAGCAGCATATGCAATGGCAATTTTACCAATCATTCAAGTATTAGCAGGTGTCGTAGCATTCGTATTCTCATTGTTATCTATAATTAAAATTTGTAAAAATTGGTATGAAAAAGATTAAAGAAAATTGGCAATCTAAATTAAGCACAGTAATGGGTTTTATAGTTGCTATTTCAACTGCTTGGATTACGATAGATTGGACAGTATTTGTATTTGAAAAAGAATACCCTAAATTGATATTAAGCGCATTGATTGGAATAGGTGGATATATGACTAAAATAAATACAAAAGTAAATCCATAGCTTTACAAAGTTAACTTAAAAGTAAACTTATGAAAATAACGAAAGCAAGTAATAATTTAATTGAACTTATAAAAAAGTTTGAAGGATTTAGTTCAAAGCCATATTTATGTCCAGCAGGTGTTGCAACGATTGGTTTCGGTTCTTGTCGTTATGCCAATGGCTTAAAAGTTACCTTATCAGATAACCCAATAACTGAATTACAAGCTATTGATTTACTAAAAGATACTTTAAAACAATATGAATTAGCAGTTGATTCTTATTGTAGAGATGACATAAATCAAAACCAATTTGATGCATTAGTTGACTTTGCTTATAACTGTGGTAATGGTAATTTAAAAAGTAGTACATTGCTAAAAAAAGTAAATGCAAATCCAAATGATATTACAATAGGATTAGAGTTTGCGAAATGGAATAAAGGTGGTGGAAAAATATTGAATGGATTGGTCAAAAGAAGGGCAGCAGAAAGCGAATTATACTTTAGATAGTGTAGAACTTGAACGAGCAAAAATAGTGGCTATAATCGAAGCTAAATACAAGCAAAAAGAAATAGATAAACGCACATTACAAAGTAATAACAAAACAAACAATGTTATAACAAAAAGAAAATGAATATTGAGTTAGCAAAGCAAATACTTATTTCAGAAATCAATCAATATAAACAATATTGGACATTAAAAAGGAAAGTTTTATATAAGTTAAAAAATAAACGCAAATGAAATCAATTTACGCAATCCTAATAGCCATACTTTACTGCTTAATTTGTAGTTGTTACACCAAGCAACAAGCAATAGAAAAGTTCTGCTCAAAAGATACAGCCAGTGTAATGGTTACTATTCACGATACGATAATAACCGAAACGATACGAACCGATACTGTATTCAATGATACAGTTGATTCGGTTTATATTACAAAAGATAAATTAGAAATAGTTTATGTAAAGAAGTTTGGCAAAATATACATAGAGGGAAAATGCAAAGGCGATACGATATACTATGAAAAGAAAGTATTGATTGAAGTACCTATTGACTGTCCGAAACAATCTTGGTTTGACCAAATGATTTTAGAAGCTAAATGGTGGTTACTTGTAATTATAGCAATACTTATTTTAGTAATATTTAAACGAAATGGATAAAATAATATTAACTGTTGAAAACAGCTATTGTAAGCACACAATAGAATTAAGCGAGGATTCGGATATTGAACAAATGTTCACTGCATTTAGGGCAATATTAGTAGGGTTAACTTATCCTGAAGTGGTGATTGATAACCATATTTTACAACTCTCTGAAGAGATTATACCTAATGAGGTATGATATAGCACACAAATAGTTCATAAATGTATTAAATAACAATCACTATGAAAGACTACAAAATAGCATACGAATTTAATGGTCGTAAAATGTACACCATTGTACGTGCAAAGAATGTTGAGGATGCAAAGAAGCAAATCAATGATAGACTTAATTTCATAGAAGTTAAAGACATTACACCACCTGATGAAACTTTAGATTTAATCAAGAATTTATTTGGAATGAAATAATGGCTAAAATTAGACCAAGAATCACGCAAGAAGAATGGCAAATAGTCAAATTATTTAGAGCAGAAAATCCAACTAAAAATTATACTGGTATAAACCAAATTACTGATGGTTTAGATATTGACAATACTACTGTAAAACATCTTTGGGTTAAAAATAAAACAGCAAGTTTATTTGTTAAAAATCCAAATTTTATATCACCTGAAGAATTAGAACAATCCGATTTTAAAGCAGAACTAATTGAGGACTTAAAAAACTATTCGCCAAAGTTTCCAAAATTAGAACGAATAGAAAATAAAGATTCTTACTTATTGGTTTTAGATCCTGCCGATATTCATATTGGTAAACTATGCACATCGTTTGAAAGTGGTGAAACATACAATAATCAAATAGCAGTTCAAAGGGTTTTAGAAGGTGTAAAAGGAATATTGCAAAAGGTATCAAGTTTTCATATAGATAAGATTCTTTTTATTGGCGGTAATGATATATTACACATAGACAATCCAAATAGAACTACTACAAGCGGAACTCCACAAGATACTGATGGTATGTGGTTTGATAATTTTATGATTGCAAAACAGTTATATGTTGAAGTATTGGAATTATTGATAGGAGTAGCTGATGTTCATTTTACCTTTAATCCAAGTAACCACGATTATACTAATGGATTCTTTTTAGCGCAGGTTATAGAAACTTATTTTAAGGATTGTGATAATATTACATTTGATTGCACAATAGCGCATAGAAAAGGATTTAAATATGGTAGTAACTTAATTGGAACTACTCACGGAGATGGCGCAAAGCAACAAGATTTACCATTACTAATGGCAGTTGAATTTAGTAAGGAATGGGCAGAAACTAAACATCGTTATATCTACACACACCACGTCCACCATAAAACATCAAAGGATTATGCTGGAATAACAATTGAAAGTTTAAGAAGTCCAAGTGGAACTGATAGTTGGCATCATAGAAACGGATACCAACACGCACCAAAAGCAGTTGAAGGATTTTTGCATTGTAAAGAGAATGGACAAATAGCACGTATAACACATATATTCTAATGATAAGTAACTTCCAAATATTAGGGCAAACAATTGAAGTAATCATAGATAACGAATACTGCCACAAAAATAAGTGCTACGGTCAATTCATACCTTTTGAAAACAAAATAATAATAGCAAATAAATTTAAATCAAAAAAAGTTTGGGTTGATTACAAGCAGGAAATAATTGATGCTACATTCTTTCACGAGCTGATTCATTGCCTGTTATTTTATGCTGATTCTGAAAGTTGGTTAGATGAAAAATTAGTTGATAAACTTGGAAACTTTTTACACCAGTATGAAATAAGTAAATGTGAAAAAATCACATCTTAAGTACGTTATTTGCACAATATCACACAAAATAGATACTTAAAAGTAAAAATATCAGTTTTAAACTGACATATAAAATATAAAACATAACTCGCTAAATCTATATAAAATTAGCTACATTTAGCGAGGTATAGTTATAGTTTTACTTGGACAATTACTTGGACAAAGTGTCTATGTGTTTAATAAAAAAGGTATAGGCGCGCAATAACTTCCAATTATGATAGAACGCAATAAGCCCAAATAAATAATTATTTGGGTTTTTTTATGCCCTATTTAAAAATAAATACGCTAATTATCAAACACTTATAAAATTATTAAAAAAATTATTATGTTTTGTAATAAATAGTTGTACATTTGTAAGGCAATAAAGCAATAACAAAAATGGAAAATACTACACTACCAATTGAAACATTAGCAAAAATACAAAGAATATTGGCTATTAAAGGATGTGCATTAACTAAAGAAGAGTTAATTGCAATGGAAGTAAAAAAAATGGTTAAAAACGCAAAAAAAATTAACTCTAAAAGCAACAATGCAAAATGGGAAAGTAGAGCTAATATAGAAAACAATGTTTATTCAAGAAGTATTGCAGAAATAAATAGAGAAAATTTAGAAAAGAATTTACCATCATCAATGAGAAAATAATTTAACAATTAAAAATAAAAAACAATGAAAAACAAAATTAGATTAAACGATTTCAGTTTCAGATTCAGTGGCTATGGTCACTATGATGTAACTTACACAAGTCCAGTAACAGGTTCTATGTGGACAGCAACAATTGATGATATGCCATTAATTGATGCTACTAAAAGTAATTGGGATAATGTAAAAATCCAAGATTTAAATTTATTAAAGAAACAGTGTAAACAACTTTGCGAATGGAACTAATCACATCACTTAAATTCTACAACTCAATTACGAATGAGTTAATGGTAACACTTTTACTATTTAAATCTGATATTGGATATCAAGTGTTAAGTAGCAGTAGCAATCAAATTAAAGGTACTGAATGGATATCTTATGAGGATGCTATGAACAACTTCAACGAATGGTCAAATGACATCAGAAAATATTATCATTCACAAGGAATAATTTTTAACACAAAATAATATGAAAAATCAAATTTTAGAATTAATATTAGGAATAATTTTAGTAGCAGCAACATTTTTGATGCTATATGTTTTACTTTTAATCACACACGAATAACAATGAAAATCACAATCGAAAAAACAATCACAGAAACGCACGAAATTGAATTACCTGCGTACCGTAAGAACAGTTGCCACTACTTTAAAATAGTAAGCGAAACAGAAGCAGTATTAGTATGTACTTATTTAGGTGGAGAATCAATCGCAACGAGTACAACCAGTAGTGCATTAACTTTAGCACCATTAGAATCAAGTCAAGAAGAGTTTGATGCAATGTTCAACAAAGTATTTACTTTAATCAGCGAGAAAGCATCAGTATGACAGCAAAAGAAAAAGCAAAAGAATTAATAAAAAAATTTACTTTTAATACAAGATGTTATAGTGAAACAAAAGGTTGGGAGGATTCTTTATATGATTCTAAACAATGCGCATTAATAGCAGTTAACCAAATTATTGAAGCATTAGAAACTTATGATGAAATGACTGAAAAACATTTAAAAAGAGAATTTCCTAATTACTTATCTTGTGAACTTCAAAATATGGAACAAGATTTTAGATATTACCAACAAGTTAAACAAGAAATAGAAAATTTATGACACCATTAGAAAGATACGAATTAAACTTTGCACCTACTCTAATAGACATTTATACTGCAACTAAAGAACTTATTGCAAGTAAGGTAAGTATGACTAAAGCAGGTAGGTTGTTAAGCACTACAACAGGCTCAATAAGCGGGGCAATAAAACGAAGTGGAGTGTACACAAATCAAAAAACAAATAAAACCTATATTTTAAAATTATGCAAAAAGAACGTCTAAAAAAAGAAGTAGTATTGCAACTACTGGAAAGCCAAGAAGCAATAGGTTACATTGCTGATAAAATGGGAGTACAATTTCAAACAGTACTAAAACAAATAATAAGTGAATCGCCAACACTATGCAAGAAACCTTATGTAATGGCTATAAAATTAGCATTAGGGCAAAATGCACCTGCAGAAATTACCGAACTATACAATAACGATGGAGGCTATAAAGAATGAGCATACAAGAAGAAGAAAACAAATTAGCAATACTATGGCAGTACTACAAGAACTGTTTAGAAATAACCCACACTGGCGAATGCGATGACCAAGAATTTATAGAACTTGGCAAAGCAGCTAACAAGTGGAGATTACAAAAGGAATTAGTACACAAGTTAAAAAACGAAAACAAATGAGCAGAATAGACACACTACGAAACAGGTACGACAAAATAAATAGGTTACGAAACATAGCAATAAATGAACGCAATATTTTAAAAACAAAACAAGCGCAATGGCTGCTTTATTCAATCACAACAACACTTAACTTAATAAGCCAACCACAGCAATGGAATTAGATAAAATAAGTAACATAGAATTAGGTGGAATAGACACCAATGATTACCCAGACTTTTGCGATGCCTACATAATAAGTGCAGAAATAGATGGAGTAGAGTTAACCGATGCAGAAATAGAAGAATTGAACTGTGATTCAAGTTTTGTATATGACTGTGTTTTAAAAGAATTATTTTAATGAGTTTATCGGATTTAGAACATAACGAAAAATTTTTATTATCTCAAATTCAAGAACTTGAAGAAGAAATAATAATACTTTTGCAGGAAATATTAACAAAAAAAGTTATATTGCAACACGATAAATACAATAAACAAATCTGTATTTATAGAAATCAATTATTAGAAACAAGAAAACAAATCAAACAATGGAAAATTTAACTAAAATTCAAAGGGAACTAAAAGTTCCAAAAGGAAACTTCAACAGTTTCGGAAAGTACAAGTATCGTTCAGCAGAAGATATCTTGGAAGCAGTAAAGCCAGTGTTAGCAAATAACAACGCAAGGCTAACTATTAGTGATGACATAGTATTATTAGGTACAAAAGTATTTATTAAGTCAACAGCCACGATTAAAATAGGCGATGAGGTATTAAGTTGTAGTGGTTATGCAGAAACTTCTGAACACAAAGGAATGAGTGCAGAACAAACAACAGGAACTGCAAGTAGCTATGCAAGAAAGTATGCTTTAAATGGATTATTCCTTATTGATGAAACTGAAGCAGATGCAGACAACCAAAATGTAACTAACAGTAAACCTACACTGGCTAAAAACACACAAGGATTTAACGATGCTTTGGACTATGTAAAGAATGGTGGCGACATCAACAAGGTAAAAGCAAAGTATCACCTAACTAAAGAAGTGGAGGATTTACTAAATGTTAAGTAGCGATAGATTAGGTAAATTCACAGCATCCACAGTCTCCAACTTATTTGTTGGAGGCAAAGGTGCTACAAGAGATTCATACATTATGGATAAAGCTATTGAGAGTGTTAAAGGCTATGCAAAAAGTTTTAGTAGTAAACATACCGAACACGGAAATATTAACGAATTAGAGGCTTTAGAATCGTTTAATCAAGTAACTTGGCTTGATGCTAAATATTTAGATTCGGTTTACTTTCCAATTAATGAAAATTGTGGCAGTACCCCTGATGCAGCATTGTACGATATTAATGATAGAATGATATCAAGTATTGATTTAAAATGCCCAACGGAAAAGTTTTTTGAACAAAAAATGATGATGATTAACGACAGTAAACCAGAGTTTCAAAACGTACCTAAAGCATACTTCTATCAAGCGCAAATGCAAATGATGAGTTTGAGTAAGCATAACGAAACACTTGGACATCCTGCGGTTACTAATCATTATTTAGTTCGCTATTTAACATCAACTAACTATGATTTTGATGGCAATAAAATAGAAATAGACCTGCCTTTAAACGTACGTATATTTTACAAAATAGTTCACGCAGATTTAGAAGTTCAAGCAAAGATACTGCAAGAAGTAGCAGCAGCAAGTGAGCAAAGAGATGCATTAATAAACATTTTAAAACAACCAATAATATAGTTATGTACAAAGTAAAAGGAAAAATCACCCAAATCGGTGAAGTAGTATCAGGCTTAACAAAAGCAGGTAAAGAATGGAACAAAAGTGAATTTGTAATTGAAACACTTGACCCTAAATACCCTAAATTAATTTGTTTTACATTGATGAAACAAGACCAGTTGCAGAACCACAAAGTAGGTGGTGAAGTAGAAGTAACATTTAGTGTAGATAGTAGGGATTACAATGGCAAATGGTATCACAATATCAATGCAATAAGTTTAAGCAAAGCATTTGCAGGTGGAGATTTACCATTCTAAAAACAAGGGGGTGGTATTAACTGCCACCCCTTTTAAATATGAACGAAATCAAACAAAAGAAGTGCAAAGTTTGCAGTGTAAAGTTTACACCTTATAAATCAACGCAGGTAGTATGTACTCCTAAATGTGCAATTGAACTTGCATTTAGTAAACCAGTAAAAACAAATATTTTAAGACTTGAAAAAAAAGTAAAGCTACAAAAGTTAAAGACATATACGCAAAGAGTAAACGAGGTTAAGACCATATTTCAAAGGTGGATACGAATGCGTGACAAAGATTCACCTTGCATATCTTGTGGCATAAAAGAAACTAAACTTTGGGATGGAGGACATTATAAAAAAGCAGAGTTATATCGTGGTGTAATATTCCACGAACTTAATGTTCACAAGCAATGCAGGAAGTGTAATACTTACTTAAACGGAAACGAAAGCAATTACAGGCAAGGATTAGTAAATAGAATAGGTGAACAAAAAGTAAAAGATTTAGAACTATTAGCAGAAGAAACAAGAGTTTACAAGTGGACAGATTTAGAATTAGAATTTTTAAAAATAAAATATAAAAACAATGGAAAATAAAACAGCATTACAACAAGCATTTTCGGATTTAGAACAAATGCACCCACATTTATTTAATACGTTTTCACAACAAGGTAGGGACTTTGTTTATCACTTTCACAAGTATTTAGAAATTGAAAAACAGCAAATAAATAAAGTAGCAGGAGATTGGTTTAATGAAGCAGAATCTTATATGCACGATGGTAAAAAAAAATGGGATGATTTTGAAGATTACTACAACCAAACATTTAATAAATAAAACAAATGGAAAAACAAGAAATAATCAGTAAAATAATTTTCGAGGCTGAAAGAAAAATAAAGCAAAACACTGGTATAGTAGTTAGTTTATTCTGCAAGAGCAAAGAAGTAAACAGCGATAACGAATTAGCACGAATAATAGTAAAACTTTGCGCAGATGAATACGGAATCCCAATAGAAACTTTAATAGCAACTACAAGACATAGGCTACAATGTGAAGCAAGACAAGTATCAATGAAGATAGTACGTGAAAACACCACGTTAAGTTTAAAAGAAATAGGTGAGTTGTATATGGCTAAAAAGAAAGGCTGTGTACCTGAATTAGGAAAAGACCATACAACAGTAATACACGGAATCAAAACAGTTGATAGTTTATTAAGCTATGACAAGTTGGTAATAAATAAGTACAACAAAATACTTACTGACTTTAATAAAATAATAAATTGTTAGTATTATGTGTTTTGAAATGAAATAATATATTTAAATTTGCAAGAGTTGAATGTAATTGCAGCCATTCGATAACACCTATAATTAATTTCCATTGTTAAATTAATATAGAAACTCCCCTCTTTTAGCTGCAATCTAATTGAGGGGTTTTTCGTTTTATACCAATACTATGATACAAATAAAACAAGAGTTTAAGAAACTAATTCCAGCATTGAGTGCTGAAGAGTTTAAGCAATTAGAACAAAATTGTTTAACTGAAGGAATCCGTGAAAAAATTATAACATGGAATGATTTTATTATTGATGGGCATAACCGTTATGAAATTGCTACACGTTGGAATCTAGATTACCAAACCGAAAGTAAAAGATTTGATAATGAAAATGATGTTCGTGAATGGATGATTAACAACCAATTTGGTAGAAGGAATTTAAGTAACTATCAAAGAAGTGTTTTAGCATTAGAACTTGAAAGTGTATTTAGTGCAAGGGCAAAAGAAAATTTAAAACTTTCAGCTGAAAAAACAAATACGCCTTTGCCAATGTTGGCAAACCCGATAGAAATAAAACCAATAAATACACGTAGTGAAGTTGCAAAAGTGGCTAATGTTTCACACGGAACTTTGGATAAAGTAAAAGTTATTGAAGCCAAAGCAACACCAGAAGTAAAAGCACAATTAAGCACAGGTGAAGTAAGTATAAATCAAGTTTATCAAGAAATAAAAAAGGAAGAAAAGAAAGTAAATTTTGAGCAAAAAAAAGCTGAATTTGATAAACCTATTGAAATAATAAATACCAATCAAATAATAATTCATGGTGACAGCTTACAATTACTACCTACATTAGAAAAAAATTCTTTTGATTTATTATTAAGTGACCCACCTTATGGAATGGATTTCAAAAGTGGTTGGAATAATCAAGAAAAAATAGCAAATGATAAAATAGAAGATACAATAAATCTTTTTGAAAATATACTTCGTGAATCAGTGCCACTTTTAAAAGACGATGCACATTTTTATTTATTTGGTAATATTGATTATTTACCACAAATAAAACCAATAATTGAAAAATATTTAAATTTAAAAAATATTCTTATTTGGGATAGAAGAGTTATAGGAATGGGTGATTTAAAAACCTATGGATTTTCTTATGATATTGTTTATTTTGGATATAATAAAAAATGGAAAGATTTAAACGGTACAAGAGAAAGAGATATATTACAATTTAATAGAGTTACACCAGCAGCAAATATACACCCAACTGAAAAACCAATTGATTTATTAGAATATTTAATTAAAAAAAGCACAAAAGAAAACGATAAAATATTAGAACCTTTTGCTGGAGGTGGGAGCACATTAATAGCTTGTAAAAATACAAATAGATTAGCAACGGGAATAGAGATTGAAGAACAATATTTTAATTTAATAAAAAAAAGAATATGAGTTTTTTAGAAAAAAATATAGAGCAATGTAAAATAGGTTTTGCTGGTGAAGACTTGGTTCGTACTTGGTTTATGTCAAAAAAAATACCATTTATGCAAGTAGATATAATGTTTAAATATAATGGCAAATGGTGTTTAGGTGAGGTAAAAACACAGGAAAAATTTTTAGCCCCACCTTTTGATGGGCATGGTTTACCCAAATGGCAAATTGATAGAAGAATGGAGTTTTATAAAGATACAGGTGTAGAACCTTTTTTAATTGTAAATGATATAAAAGAAAAATGTTTATACATAGAAAGTTTTAAAAATCTTTTATTAGGTGAGAACTTTCAAACTAAAGGAATTAAACCAAGAGTAATTTTTAAATTAACAAGTTTTAAAAGAATCGAATTATAAATATGACAAAAAAAGATTTTAGTAAAAAAGATGCGTATTATTTTAGCCACGATGCTAATGCGCAAGATGACCCTAAATGTATGGTTTTAATTGACCAGTTAGGAATGGAAGGGTATGGTATATTTTGGGCATTAGTTGAAAAATTAAGAGCAGAGAAAGAATATAAATTACCATTGATGACACTTGAATCTTTTGCAAGAAGGTGGGGAACATCTAAAGAAAAAGTAAACACTGTTGTTAAAAATTTTGGTTTATTTACAATTGAAAATGATGAATTTTTCTATTCACAACGTTTAAAATTTTCAATGGAACTAAAAAGTGAAAAGGCTACAATATCAATAAATGCAAGGTGGGCGAAGGATAAAGGTTTAAAAATTGATACGACCGTATTACCAACGAATACGAATGTAATACGAAACGATACTATTAAAGTAAAGGAAAGTAAAGTAAAAGAAAGTAAATTATTATTTACTGATTGTAATTTATTTGATAAGAATATTTTTAAATCTGAATTTAGTGATTGGGGTAAAGATAAATTAATTTACTACTACGAAGCAGCAGTTGCATATTCAAACGAAGGTAATAAATATGTAAATTGGAAGTCAGCAATAAATACTTGGGCAAGGAGAGATGAACAAGCAGGTAAGTTAAAATTTAATTCAACCATTACTAAACAAGTTATTTACTAATGGCAACTATAAAAAGATTATTTGATGTAAATGATAAAATATTACATTTAAGAGAAAATAGTTCAGATGAATTATTAGATACTGGGTTTCAAACTTTAAATCCTTTATACAGAGTAAAACCTGTTGGCACTACAATTATTTATGGTTATCCTAAAATGGGTAAAACAGAGTTCTTATTTCAATTACTAATATCATTAAGTGTAAAGTATGGCAGAAAACATTTAATATACAGCCCCGAAAGTGGTTCAAGTGAAGATATTTATGCAGCTATTATACACGGATTAACAGGTAAAACATTTGATAAGCGATACCATAACTACATAAGTGAAGCAGAATACTACCGAGTACAACCATTCGTGCAGGAACATTTTATAGTTGCTGAAGATACAGATGAGAAAGGTTTAAATTTTGATGAGTATATAAAATTAGTAAAGGATTGCAAAAAAGATTATGGTATTCACACAAGCACAATAGATAATTGGAATGATATTGAACACGAAAATTATACTAATGTTTCGGATTATTTAAAACGTAAACTACCAAAGTGGAATAAACTTGCAGCAAGTCAAAAAATACATTCATTCTTAATATGCCACGCAAAGAACCCAATAGGAATAAAGAACGGAGAACTACCAAAAGCACCTACACCTTATG